TCATCCATATGTATGAATATGGTTTACGTCTTAGTAAATCATTAGGTGCATTGTATCAAAATGTTGCTGAGACTATCTTCTTATCAGCATTCACAGGTATCAGCTGGAGTGAATACATTCAACTCCAAACATGTGATATCCATTTAGATGCACGTATACCGTACATAGAAGTTGGTGGAAGGCGAGACTTCACACTCAAACGAATGGTGAGGAAACGTAAGATTCCACTAGTTAACGATTCAGCAATGCTGATTCCTATCTTGAAACGCCGAATGGAGGATGTTGAGTACGCCTCTGATTATCAACTTTTCGGGGATGATTGGCTTTCAAGAGGTAAACAAGGCCAAGACCAACATCGAAGAATTTTTGAATCAATAACAAATGATTTGAATTTATCTCACGATGCTAGAGGAGAGAAAAGGACGCCTTATTGTTTAAGACATTCTTTCTGCACTTGGTCACTTAGGGATGGCAAATGTATTGAAACTACTTCTCAATTAATGGGACATTCAAACCTCAATACAACCCGTCGGTACCTACACTTAGTATTAGATGATTATGTTGAATCAATGCCAGCCTCAAACCAATTAGCTGAAGCTATCTAGTGTATCTTACAAGTACTGATTGGAGTATATCAATTTACCGCAAATGGTAAACGCCGTATACTCAGTACTTTAAGGATACCTCAGATACACTGCTATCACTGGAGAGTAAAATGGAATTGAAAGATTCATTAGTTAGAGCTTCTAGTGAGTTTTAACCATCTAATAAAACATGGGGTTTGCTGAGAAGTGAGCCCCTCTTTATAAAGTCAGTGATACCAATATGGATCGTATCCATCTAGGCAACTAACAACAATCTAGTGAACATAATTAATGCCCACGCCTCATCAGATTGACGAACAAATCCAACATGAAAGAGATGCAATTGCTCAAGGATTAAAGAGACTTAGAGAGAGTACTAAGAGACTTGAAGAGAAAGAATACTCGTCAGCTTCTATCTATGGAGTAACAAGTATTGATTCATTATTACCCTTAGTTACTAATAGAATTAAGGAGACAAATAAGAGAATCCATGAAGGTCACACTGGACAATCTTTCAAAGAAATTAAACAATATCTAGCTGATATTGAACCACTTGCAGCTGCAGCTATAACCTGCAAAATCACAATTGATAAGGTGTTCAGTTGTAAGGATGAGAGCAATCAGATAGTTAATGTATGCGACTCCATTGGTAAGGGGATAGAGAACGAGGCGCAGATGAGACACTATCTGCTTCATGCGCCTGGACTTTTAGAAACCCTTAAGAAGAACTATTGGCATAGGTCGATAGGCACTGATCAGAAGATTGTCGTGATTCAAACACTTATGAATCGTTACGAAGTGAAACAGTGGGAGACATGGGGTCGCGGTAACAGAGTCAAGCTTGGTGGTTGGTTACTTAACTGTGTAATTGAGACCTCCCATTGGTTTGATAAAGAGATCAGGTTTAAAGGCAGGAAAAAGAACAGCTATGTAGTTCCAACTCCTGAGTTTATGGAGATCAAGGATCAAATCATGCATAGTGCTGAGCTGTTCTGTCCACTAGCTTGGCCGATGCTTGTCGAGCCAAATAACTGGACCCCTGAAAAGCCAGGTGGCTACTTGCTTAACGAGATAAATCGTAATTATGATATGGTCCGTCGGAGCGAGTCGTCATGTATACAAGGAGAAAAGCCCTTTAAGTTCCTTAATAAAATCCAAAAGGTAGCTTATCGACTTGACCCTTTCGTTGTTGAGGTCGCTGAAATACTCCAACGGAAGGGGAGAAGTGTAGGGAAATTTCAGCCCATATGTAACCACGACCTACCACCTAAACCTGTTGACATAGCTGAGAATGCTGAGTCAAGGAAGAAGTACAGGAGAGATGCAGCTGAGGTAATGAATCTCAATGCACAAGAGTTTAAGAAGTCTTGTCGTACTCGTATGACAATGGAGATGGTAGAACGCTTTAAGAATAAAGAAAAGTTCTACATCCCTCACTCATTCGATTATAGATCGAGGGTTTATCCCATACCTGCCTTCTTAACTGTTCAAACAGAGGACTTTGGTCGCTCCCTTATCAGGTTTGCCGATGAGGCATTCATGGATGAGGAGGCTGAGAAATGGATCAGGTTCCAAGTAGCTACAACTTTCGGACTTGATAAGGAAACACTCAATGACCGCCTCAGCTGGACTTATCTCAATGAGGACTTAATCACAATCATCGCTGAGGATCCAATAGGTAACCTCCATGAATGGGAGGCAGCAGAGGAGCCATGGCAATTCTTAGCTGCATGTCGAGAGATGTACAGCTGTGTCATTAAGAGAGACCAGATAAGCACGGGTCTCTGTATAGCCGTTGACGCCACCTGCAGTGGGCTCCAGCTCCTCGCAGGGATGGCTAAAGATCGCTCCACAGCTGAGTTAGTTAATGTCTTACCTTCTGATAAACCACAAGATGCTTACAAGCGCGTAGCAGAAGTAGCTAAAGCTAAATGTCCTGAATCCGTACAACCATATATGGATAGGAAAACGGTCAAAAAGACCGTCATGACCTTACCTTACAATAGTAAATTTTTCAGCAATAAAGCGTACATAAAGGAAGCTTTACTTGAGAAAGGTTTTGAAGTTGATAAGGAAGATCTAATAGCTACTGTCCACGCAGTTAGAGATGCAATGAATGTAATAGTGCCTGGCCCGATGAAAATCATGAAATGGATTGAGTCTGAGGTCAGTAAGGCGCTTAAGAGAGGAGTTACAGAACTTGAATGGGTAACTCCTACAGGATTCATTGTTAATCAGAAACTCTTTAAGAAAGAGTACGAACGAATAACATTACAAGTCTTAGGTCAATGCAATATGAGGGTCTCTACTGGAGACAGTCAAATCATTGACAAAGCTAGACATAAGGCAGCAACTGCACCAAATCTAATCCATAGCGCGGATGCCTCGCTCCTATGTCTATCAGCCTTAGACTTTGACCACCCTATAGCTCTCATACACGATAGTGTCTTATGTAGAGCAACAGATATGACTGAGCTATCCAAGATAGTCAGAGAAAAATACATGCACCTGTTTGCAGAGCATGATTACCTAACAGATTTCGCTAACCAAATAGGAGCTGAGTCTGAACCACCGATTATTGGAGACTTGAAACCAGAATCCGTAATTGAATCCACTTACTTTTTTTGTTAATGAGAAACATCCACGTCACACCTGAACCCGTAGTACTAGAAGGATATCAGGCTGTAATGAAGCCGAGTCAATATGGTTACAGTCTTCGAGCTGTAGTTGGTCAAGACATGATTGACATACTAGAAGACGAGAGACAAGAGTGTTTGAAATGGTGTGAGTCTAAACTCTTAAATCCAAAACGTAGCACTTTAAAAGTTGAGCCATGGGAAGAAGTAGCTGATGGTAAATACATCATTAAGTTCTCTTGGTCTGAAGATAAACGTCCTCCTGTGGTAGACACAGAAGGGGTCCAAATAACAGATTCCAGTACTCCCGTATACTCTGGGTCTACAGTTAAGATAGGGTTTATACAGAAGCCTTATATATTAAGAGATAAGATCACATATGGTACGTCTTTAAAATTATCTGGAGTACAGATAGTGACTTGCCAAGGCGGCGCAGGCGTCGATACAGGAGACTTAGATGAAACAAGTGTAGCTGAGCTATTTGGTAAAACAAACGGCTTCAAGGCTGGAGAACCTAACGTAGAAGCAGCTGGGACTCCAGCGTCAGTAGAAGATGATGACTTCTAACTAATTCTATCTTTTACAGATGTTATGAATGAATCTACATCCTCTTGACTAAGAAGTTTTAAATCTAAGAACTTACAAATCTGAGCAAACCTTAACAATTCCATGCGGTGTTGCTTGAGTAAGCCATAGAAATAAGTACGTCCTATACCTAGTTCCTTAACTAATTTACTGGCATTTACTTTCTTTACGGCAGCTTTGATTTGTTCCTTGTCATCCTCAGTTAATACTACTGTTGGAGCATTACCACCAAAGTCATAAAGGATACGATTCATGATGTCTGTTCAGTCTGTACATACACAATAACATGTTCCGATCAAAGTTGGAAGAACAGGTATCAGATTTACTATTAGAGTTAGGTGTTGAACAGGAATATGAAAGTTCTAAAATCACCTACACCTTAGAGAAAACATATACACCAGATTTCTTCCTCCCTAATAAACATATCTACCTAGAAACAAAAGGGTATTGGTCTGCTGACGACAGGCGTAAACAATTAGAAGTACGCAAACAGAACCCTGACCTAGATATACGAATGGTATTTCAATCACCATTTAACAAGATCAGTAAACGATCTAAGACTACTTACGCCAAATTCTGTGATAAGAAAAATATCTTATGGACAGCTTGGCACAACATACCAATTGAATGGCTCACATAGAGAGCGAATTTGTAAGGCATACAGCATGTGAAAACTGTGGCAGTAGTGATGGCAAGTCCGAGTATTCAGATGGACATACCTACTGCTTTGTATGCCACACCCGTACCTCTGGGAATGAGGAAACAAATCACAATCACAAAATGTCTACAAATGTACAACTCAAAGGATCAGCCGTACGGTTGCAGCGAAGAGGAATCAGTGAAGAGACGTGTCAAAGGTACAAAGTCTACAGAGACGGAGAACTTCTACGCTTCTATTATCACACGTGCGACGGACTACTTCAGGGCGCAAAAGTAAAGACTAAACAGAAAGACTTTTACTATGAAGGTATTAGTACCGATACTCTTTTTGGTCAGCATTTGTTCCCTACTAGTGGCAAACGCATCATGGTTTATGAGGGGGAGCTAGATTGTTGTAGTGGTTTCGAGTGTATGCCTACATGGCCACACGTTAGCCTTCCTCATGGTGCTGCTAGTGCCAAAAAAGATATACAAAAACAATATGACCTGTTCCAAGGTTATGACGAGATTGTTCTCTTCTTTGACAATGATCAGGCAGGTCGCAAGGCAAGCGAAGAGGCTGCCTCAGTACTCCCAGCAGGAAAAGTAAAGATTGCGAGACTTGATTCCTATAAAGACGCTTCAGAAGCTCTTCAAGCAAACGATACAAACGCAATAAGAGAAGCGATATGGGATGC